TATTAGAGGTAGAACATTTGCAAACTCAATACTTATTGTTGATGAAGCGCAGAATGCGACTATTCATGAGTTAAAAACCATTATCACTCGAATGGGTACGAACTCAAAAATTGTTCTTCTTGGTGATGTTGATCAAATTGACACTCCATATATCGATAGACAAAGTTCCGGTTTGAGTATAGTTATTGACAAGTTCCAAAACTCATCTCTGTGTGCGCATGTTAATCTTTCAAAGGGACAAAGATCTGATCTCGCCACAACTGCGTCAAATATCCTGTAAGGAGACTCACAAAATGGCTAAACAAAGGATCGATCTAAATCGATATAAAAAAATATATCCTCTTCAGAGAAAAAGTCCTCAAAATCTTAATAAGAACTATGAAGCATATGGAGCAACAATCACTTTCACTGCAACTGATACTGCAGAGACTGTAGTGGAAAATTCTGGCACCATATCTTCTACGCCTGTTGCAACAATTACCAGCACAGATAGTGTAAATGTGTGGATCAGCTCGATAGCTAGATCTATTCCTACCGATGGAACAAGTGATTGGAAAGTGACAGTAATCTCAAGTTCAGCTTTCACAGGCGAAGTACATGTCCTTCTTGTAGAGGCTTCGTAAATGTCTCTATATGCAATAGAAATATCAGCTTTTACTGATGGGATGAATATTCCTGTCGGCCTTACTGGGTGGACCCCTGCAGAGACAGACCAAGTAGTAGTCTCTCTTGGAGGAAATAGCGTTTCTGATGCTAATATTCCTCTTAGGGTTGCTTGGGATAGTGTCGGTAGTGTTTGGAAGGTATATTCTGATGATACTAGTGGGAGTTACACAGGGAAAATTCAAGTAATGATAAGAGTTCCTTCATCTTGACAATCTAGATTTGTCTAGAAAATATAATAAATAAAATTGACATTTGGAGTAAGAAAAATGGCTTTCAAAACAGATTCGATAAAACTTAAAAACTATGCAGATGCCACTGCAAGAGATGCAGCAATCACGTCTGCTGCAACAGGTGATATTGCATTGACAGCGGGTGCACTGCAAGTATACAACACGGCCACCTCTAGCTGGTCGAATGTCGATAGTGCACCTTATTATCCTGCAAATGAAGTTTTATCTGCACTGAGTGGAGATGTCGTGATTCCTGCTAGTACTAATTACACAAATGTCACATATTATGTCACTGCAGATCAAGACGCAGACAATGACAGCTCAGCAGATCATGCAATAAAGATAAAAGGAATTGCGGAGTATGGACTAGGAGCAAGAGTAGAGATTATAAATGGCTCCGGAGATGAGCTTGTTATCACGAAGAATGTAATAGCGGATGTCGATTTTAAAGATCCTAGTGGTTCGACAGTTAGTCAAATCACCATCGATATAGGCAAAAGAGCTCTGTTTCTAAAGACATCTGCAGCCAATTGGCAAGTTATTATTCTCACGCTTTAACATTTTCCACATTTGCATTAAAGTTTCTACGTACCTGGAGATTTTATGACGAAGATAGTTTTTGTAGCCGATTTATTTGCAGACCAGTATGTTGGCGGTGCTGAATTAACAACAGAGGCATTGATTGAATCATGTCCTTTTGAATTTATAAAAATAAATTCAAAAGATGTGACAATACAAGTTCTGAACAAATATATCGACTGTTATTGGATATTTGGTAATTTTGCTTCTTTAAATACACAGTTGATACCTTCTATTGTAGCTAATATAAAATATTCTGTGCTTGAATATGATTACAAGTTTTGCAAATATAGATCTATAGAAAAACATGTACACGAAACCAAAGAAGAGTGCACTTGTCATACAGACCAGCTTGGCAAATTAGTTTCAGCATTTTATTATGGAGCTAATAGAGTCTTTTGGATGTCATCTGATCAAGAAAATAGATACGTGGATAGATTTCCATTCTTGGAAGGCAAAGGAAGAGTACTTGGATCTGTTTTCTCAAAAGAAGACATTCAGATGCTAGATTTTCTCAAAACAGAAAATGGCAATGGACCAACTTTAATACAAGATTCAGAGTCTTGGATAAAAGGAACAGAAGATGCAGCCAAGTTTTGTGATGACTCTGGTTTGGAATATGAAAAATTTTCTGGATTGTCTCGGGTGGCCCTTCTGAATAAGGTTGCTAATGCAAGTTCTTTTTGCTTTCTTCCTAGAGGAGGAGATACTTGTCCTCGAGTGGTTATAGAAGCCAAAGTTCTAGGGTGTGAATTACACATCAATAACAACGTACAGATGGCGAATGAAGCATGGTTCTCACATGGTACGCCAGATTCAATGCTCGAACATCTTAAAGATCTTCCCAATCGGTTCTGGAACGAAACAAAACGTAGCATGGATATCACTTCGACAGTAGGGGCTTATACTACAACGTATAATTGCGTATCTCAAGGCTATCCGTTCGAAAAATGTATAGAATCTCTGTTGGCTAACTTTGACGAGGTGATAGTAGTCGACGCTGGATCAACCGATGGCACGTGGGAAAAACTTCAAGAAATTGAAGGTATCAAAGCTTTCCAGAAAAAAATTGATTTTGATCATCCTAGATGGGCGATTCATTCTGATGGAGATCTAAAGACTTATGCAAGAGGTTATGTGACTTCTGATTGGTGCTGGCAGATGGATGTAGATGAAATTCTGCATGCAGATGAAAGGGAAAAGATACAAAGTCTTTTGCAAACAGCTCCAAAAGCTTTTGACATATTGTCATTACCGGTAGTAGAATATTGGGGATCTACTGGAAAAGTGAGAATGGATGTTAATCCATGGAAATGGAGACTAAGTCGCAATAAACAGGAAATCATTCATGGAATCCCTGCAGAGCTCCGGATGAAAGACGACGAAGGAAATGTGTATGCTGGCAAAGGAACCGACTCGTGTGATTATGTCACGGCTGAATCTTATACTAGGATTCCTCATGCGACTTTCTATGATCAGAATGCACATGACACAAGAATTAAAGCCTTGCAAGGAGATAAAGCAGCAGCTGCACAGTACCAAAATTGGTTTGATGTATGTGTAGAATCTCTTCCTACTGTCTATCATTATTCTTGGTTTGACATAGAACGAAAGATCACTTCTTATAAATCACATTGGGGCAAGTTCTGGAAATCCATGTACGACTTGGACACAGAAGATACAGCTGAAAATAATGTATGCTTCGACAAACCATGGGCCGATGTGACAGAAGACGATATAAAAGTGTTAGCCCAACGACTCGAAGAGGAGAAAGGAGGTCATATATTCCATAACAAGGTTGATTGGTCTGTAGAAGTTCCTTCAATCGAATTACGAAGAAAGGGTCCTCTCACATGATAAGAGTAGTTGCAAAGCTAAATTTAATCTTTTTACTATCAGAATCGAAAAGTTTTCGAAATGATGGCTGGATCCAAGAAGGATACAAGGCAAAGTATAAAGAGGCGCTTTTAGAGTATATCAAAGACTACACTAGTCTAACCGAATTAGAAAAGCATTAATTTGTACAATGGCATATTTTTCGTTATGATTAATCATAGCACGGGAGAATTATGTTATTTCCAACAGGAAAACCACATGTAAGCTTTTCAGAAGTCAAAGTCTGGAAAGAATGCTCATATAGGCACAAACTAGCATACGTAGACAAATTAGATTCGTATGAGGCAAACCCTTATGCAGACTACGGGACAGCCGTACACAATGCGATTGAGAACTATCTTAAGACAAAGACGATGGATATACCGACTTGCCATGCAGAAATAGTACAAAAATGGGTAGAAAACGATTATAGGGGTGAAGCATACCTCGAAAAGATGAAACCAAATAAGTGGTACAAAGATCTTCCAGTAGAAGAATGGCAATCATATGCAACTGATGTTTTAGAATCTTTTCCTGAATGGCTAGATAATCAATTTCCTGAGTGGGAATTAGTAGATGCAGAACATAAACTGTATGAGTCTATCGAAGGCCACGATGATGTGTCTTTCAAAGGATTTGTCGATTGTCTTCTTAGGTGTAAAGACAAGAAAGGAAAAGACCTTCTCTGGGTTATAGACTGGAAGACTACTGGAAAAGCTGGTTGGTTTGGAAAACAAAGAAAAGATTTTTTAAAAACATCGCAAGTAGGCCTATACAAGCGGTATATTTCTAGAAAACTAGGTGTGGAACTAAAAGATATCAGGTGTGCTTACGTATTTCTTAAGCGTGGAGCTAAGAAAGAAAAATGCTTGGATATCTTCACAGTGTCCGTCGGCCCTAAGTTTGTAGAAAGAGCTGATAAAATGGTAGATTCAATGATTAAAAACGTAAAGAAAGGCTTTGCAATGAAGAATTACACTTCATGTCGATTCTGTCCTTTCGCAAACTCGGAGCACTGTAATGGCGGCCAATGGTAAAAAGAAAATACTAATGCTTTCTGATCATGCACTCAGCACTTCAGGTGTTGGTGTACAATCTAGATTTTTAATAAATGGATTAGTATCGACAGGAAATTATACTTTTAGACAATTTGGTGCAGCAATGAAGCACCAAGATTACAATGTAGCGAAAATTAATGATGACTTTATAATAAAGCCTATAGACGGATTTGGCACACCTGAAATGTTGAGATTGGCTTTGGCGACAGAACAACCAGACATGGTGATGGTCTTCACAGATCCGAGGTTTTTTCATTGGTTGTTTAGCATGGAAGATGAAATTCATCAAGTTTGCCCTATTTCATACTGGCATGTGTGGGACAATAAACCATACCCAAAATTTAATGATATGTATTACGAAGCAACAGACTTGATAGCTTGCCATTCTCATCACACATATGATCAAATAGTAGAACACTATCCGGATAAAACACATTTTGTGCCTCATACAATCCCTAAGGAAGTATATTTTAGAATGACAGACGATCAAATTCTAGAATGTAAAAAGAAATGGCTTCCTAATAAGAGTGATTGGTTCGTAGGGTTTTGGTCTAATAGAAATGCAAGGAGGAAAAGACCGAATGATCTTCTTTGGGCTTGGTCTCTTTTCTTAGACAAACTAGAGAAGGAGAAAGGGCACCGACAAGGGGTATTGTTGATGCATACAGACCCATTTGATCCTGAAGGCCCTAACCTACTTGCTTTAAGAGATTATTATGGTTTGGAAGAAAATGTTGTGTTCAGCACAGAAAGAATAGGGTTTGATCAACTCAATGAATATTATAATCTTTCGGATTTCACGATCAATATATCCCACAGTGAAGGCTTTGGGTTATCAACTTTAGAATCTATGATGACTGGAACTCCAATCATTGCTCCACTAACTGGCGGTCAAAGTCGACAAGTACAAGACTATAGAGATAATACACAGAATGGTATTGCCCTACCAATTGAGTTTCAAACTATGGTAGGAAATCAACAGATTCCTTATATTCTCGAAGACTACACATCTGCAGAGACTATATCGGATGCTATTCTAGATATGTGGTTTATAAAGCAGTTACCTCAAGGGTATAGTACACTGTGCGACAAAGTGCAGAAATACGCAGATTACGAATTTAATTATGAAAATAGAATCAATCAGTGGGACGAATTGATTAATCACACTATCCAATCGTGGAAAACCCGGTATAATCGCTATAAGATGGAGACAATGTAATGACGCACGTACACATTAAAGGTCCTCTCTTGTCAATTTCTGGCTATGGAGTCCATGCTAGACAATTAGCAAGATGGGCTTTTGAACAAGATTTTCATATAACGACAGAGATTACCCCCTGGGGCAATACCCCATGGTATACTGATCGTAAAGAGTGTCATGGTTTGATTGAAAAAATTATGGAAGCTTCTTCACCACTCAAGGGAAAGCCAGATGTTTCATTCCAGATTATGCTACCGAGTGAATGGAATCCATCACTTGCTGATAAAAATTATGGTGTGTCTGCTGTTGTGGAAACTGACACATGTCATACGGATTGGGTAACAGCATGTCAAAGAATGGACCATGTAATTGTCCCAAGCGAGTTTGCTAAAAGGTGTTTAGTTAATTCTGGCCTTAAATCGAAAAGGGTGACAGTTATACCAGAGTCTTTTATAGATGCATGTTTGGATGACCCTGTAGAACTTTCTATAAACTTCCAGACTCAAGAAAATTATTTAGTGTTCGGACAATTGTCTGGAGATTATGAAACGGATAGAAAGAATACAGCGTTGACCTTATCCCTGTTTTGTGATACTTTTAAAGACAATGCTAACGTAGGACTTGTTATAAAAACAAATTCAGGTGGCAACTCAACAGTGGATAGACATATCACAAAGTCTAGAGTTAATTCGATAATAAGACAAGTGAGAAAAGGTCCTTTTCCGAAAATATATTTTTTACATGGATACTTAAATGATAAAGAAGTAGCATCTCTGTACAAGCATCCAAAAATAAAAGGACTAATATCTCTTACACATGGCGAAGGATTTGGTCTTCCTTTGCTTGAAGCAGCAGCATGTGGCCTTCCTGTCTGTGCAACAAATTGGTCTGCGCATACAGAGTTTCTTAATCTTGGTGAGTGGAAGAAAATTAAAGGAAGAATAGAATCAATCCCGGCAAAGAAAATTGACAATGGTGTTTTTGTCAAAGGAGCCAAGTGGGCAAACCCTGATATTGATTATGCAAGAAAATCCCTCGAAGATTTTGTATTGGGTGATCAGATAGATACAAAAAGCCTACAGATTGCAGTTCAAAATAAATATTCTTTTGATAAAATTAGTGAAAAATATTCAAAGTTTTGGAGGAGATGGAAATGATGTATATTATCTCTATATACTCTCTTCTAGTTACAGTTATGTTAGTGGTTTCATTGTATTATAATTATAAATTTGGCCGAGCTCTGATCCGAATGGAAGATGCTTTAGAAGAATCTATAGAAAAGTTAGACGATAGATACAATTCAATATCAAAGGTATTAGAAATACCTTTGTTTTCTGACTCTCCTCAAATTCGCCAAGTAGTGGCGGACATAAAAGAGTGTCAGAGAAGTATTTTATTCGTAGCTAACGAGATTGGCCGTTTAGAGGAGACAACCGATGGCGAAGAAGAAAATAGTTAAAAGGCGTAGAGGAAAATCCAAAGCAAAAAATAAGGGTTATTTCCGTAGAGAACACCAAGATGCGATAGTGCAGTTCTGCAGTTCAGATTGCCCTAAAGAAAAAGAAAAATTGTATACAGATATCATTCGAGAAGCACTTGAAAAACTTTCTGAGAATCTTATATACGTTTATGGTTTTCACAAACAGCATGACAACGTGGATACTCTCAAGCAAGACTGTGTTATCAATTTGTATGAGACACTTCATAAGTTTGATGCATCAAAAGGCCATAGAGCATTCTCTTATTTTAATGTAGTAGCCAAGCATTGGCTCATTATACACTCTAGAAAAAAGAACAAATACAAATTCAGGCACGTCTCTATAGATGATCCAGATAATGAAATAAATGTAGATGCTTTATTTCATAAAAATGGCCAATATGTTCAAGCCCCTTCTTCTCAAATGGAAAAACAAGAAAAAACAGAAGAAATTAGAAAGCTTTTTTATGAAATTAGAAAAAGAGTTAGAAATGAAAGAGAAATTAAGTGTGTAGATGCGATCATAGAGATATTTAACAAAGTAGATGAACTTGATTTCTTGAATAAGAGAGCAATTTTTGTGTATGTTAGAGAAATGTCTGGTTTAAATTCAAAACAATTGTCCGTATGCATGTCATCAATAAGAGGTATCTACAGGCAATTGAATGGTTCGGGGAAGGAGTTTGATATATTATGACAAAAAAAGAAGATCCAGTAATGACATTTGATGATGTTTCTAGAAAAACTGAGCAGTTCGGTGCTTTGCTAGAGTCTATTGAAAATCTTGAAGAAAAGAAAAAACATCTTTGGAGAGAGATCTATGAAAATGCCATCGTAGATCGCATGAATGCGTACATGCTTTTTACTGACGTATATGGATGTATGACAGGTGACAAAGCTGACCACGTGACCTTAGGGCCAATGATGGCCAAGTATATTGAAAGAATGAATAAATCAAATGATCAATTACTTAAATTAGCCGATTTAATTGCAAAAGAAGAAGAAAAAGCAGCTCAAATTGATCCAGATAATTTGTTTGCTCAAATATCGGGGAAATAAGTCATGGCAACAAAAGCAGCTGATAGAAAATTTGGTACTGATGCAGTTGGTAAAACAGCACAGCAAGTGGAAACGTCACAAGCATTAAAGTCCGCACAAGGTGCAGCTCCCTCTGGAGGTTTTTCTCGAGCGGTTGTAGCAGAAGTGATTACTGACCCTGAGGTCTTTGCAAAGCATATCAAAGACCAGGAAGAAGAAGCAAAACCAACAGACAAGAAAGTGAAAAACAAAGATGTATCACAGAATCTTCCTAGAGGTGCTTTGTTAGTGAAAAAGATGGGAGAAAAAGGCTCTGCAGAATTAGATGCTGCAATTCCTATGCTCTCGTCACATTTGATGGTACCAGCTAAGCCAGGTGAGCAAGTATGGATATTCGATGATGGTGGTGATTACGTTTATTGGTTAGGAAGAGTTGGTGCTTCAGGAATGGTTGAAGACGTTAATTTCACGCATAAAGACAGAGAGATGGAGACTCCTAATAACCCTCCGGAAGATGCTAAATCAAAAGCACAAGCGGCAAAGGGAGAAAAATCAAAATTTATTCCTAGGTTCAATGATGGTGTTGCTGGATCGATTGGTGGCACGAAAAACTCTTCTGGCGGAGTTACTGCGAAGTCTGTAAAGTCAGAAATCATGCTTTCTAAACATGCAAAAGACACAGTTCCCAGATTCACGCCTAGAGTCGGAGATTTAGTTCTTCAGGGTTCGAACAATACCTTGATATCACTAGGTACTGATAGAGGTTGGAAAAAATCAGACGAAGACTTCTCAACATCCAACGCAGATTCAGAACCTCAGACAGGAACAGGTACTATTGATATAGTGTCTGGAAGAGGCGCAGCTACTTCTGCTAGTAAACCCACATCAAAGTCATCTGACGGAGAAGCTCCGTCAAGAACAGGTGCAAGGGTCATTGAAGATGAAAATGGCGAAATTGAAACTGACAAAGTTTCGAAGCTCAATGGACAAGATGTCAATAGGTCTGAAGGAGATCCAGATTTCCACATGGATGCTAGTCGACTTTATGTGTCTATGAAATCCCCTATAGATGAAAATTTTGCACTTGAAGAAGAATATATTGGTATACTCGAAGGCTCTTTGGAAAGTAAAGAAGCCGCGTCTATAGCAATGAAGTCCAATGAAATAAGGGTCATAGCCAGAGAGGATGGATCGATTCGGATAATCAAAGAGAAAGGAGATTCCGGGAATACTGCACAGATAATATTAAATTCCGATGGCCAAATTAACATTCAAGGCACTAAAATTTATATCGGTGAAAATGGAGGGTCTGGACAAGGGTCATCAGGGACAGAACCATATATAAAGTATTCTGAACTTGAAAAATATCTTAATAATGTACACGATGCTCTTGAGAGTTTTTGCGGAACAGTGTCTGCACATGCTATACCTTTCTTCGGTCAATCACCACAGTTAACTGCTGCAGCCTCAACACTGCGCACGCATTTATCTCTTTACAAAAAAGGTATTAAAAAGTTTCCTTCATCAAAAATCTACGGAGAATAACAGTGTCAAACGAAAGAAACTCAGCTGACGTCAATGAAATAGTTTCTGCTTTGCATTTAGCAACAGAACTAGCAGGGGTCACTATTGCAACAGACGATGATTTAAGAAATCTGTCTGATAAAGTACCTTATTTTGGAAAATTAGATAGAGATAATGTGGTTGGCATGCCTTCACTTATCGGATCTTGGATAACCATGTTTATGGAAATAGAAGATGCTTTTCATAAAGCACAGCAAACAACAGAGCAACCTTCAGACCCCAATGTGGTGATTAGAACTATAGCAAAGGAAATTGCATTGTCTGTACATCACTATGTGTCAAACGCAACTGTTACAACTTCTGTTAATCCTGCTCTAGGTATACCACCAATGTCAAATGCAAGCGGCCCTGTCTTAGGGTTAGCAAAGGGCAGTGGAAAATTATCATAATTTTTCGAATGTGCCTAATTAGAGTTAAAGGAGAAGTGATTCATGAGCTTGACAAGAAAACAGACTAGAAAAAAGTATTCATTCACATCCGTCGGAGAAAGACAAAAAGAAGAGACTATTGCAACCACAACAGTTTCGCCTCCCATAGGTATACAGACCCCTATGAGGCTATCAAGTTCTGAAGGATTGTTTGAAATGCATACGAACGTCGCTAAACAAATATCTGATAATTTAAGAAATTTAATATTGACCAATCACGGAGAAAGATTGGGATTTTACGATTTCGGGGCAAATTTAAGACCAATTCTTTTTAACTTAGGGTCTGATGGAGGTGATTCCGAAGCAGTTAATAGAATAAAGACAGCCGTCGCAAAATATCTTCCTTTTGTTTCTCTTCAGGAATTTCAAACACTGGTAGATAGAGAAGACAATAAAGAAGTCGCAAAGATTGGTATACAGGTTACATATACAATTCCACAGCTAGACAAAGCAATGCGATCTTTGGAAATAATGCTGTACATGGGAGGATAAAATGGCAGATGATATAAAAGCAAAATTTGGTTTGCAGAGACAGAGGTCATATCTTAATAGGGATTTTGACGATTTTAGATTAGATCTATTAAAGTATGCAAACGTTTACTTTAAAGATAAAATACAAGATTTCTCTGAAGCTTCAATGGGAGGCCTATTTTTAGACATGGCTGCCTACATAGGTGATAACATGGCATTTTACATGGATCACCAATTTAGAGAAATGAATCCAGTCACTGCTGTAGAATCAAAAAATATAGAGGCTATGGTGAGGAATGCTGGTATAAAAATAACCGGTAATTCTCCTGCATCAGTAGATGTTGATTTCTATATTGAGGTTCCATCGATCACTAGTTCAGAAACCGGTCTAAAAATTGCAGACCCACTGTATCTTCCTGTTATCAAGGCGAATGCAAGAATTAAATCAAATTCAGGAGTTCATTTTAACCTTACTCATGATATAGATTTTTCCGAAGTTAATATCAATGGAGTTTTAAAAGCTGAACAAACTCCCATTCAAGATTCTTCAGGGCAAGTAAGCTCTATTGTTTTAAAGAAATCAGGCTTGTGTGTTTCAGGTGAAGTAGTTGAACAAAGTATAACAGTCAACAATACATTCGTTCCATTCAGGACTATTTCATTAAACAAGGCACACGTTTCCGCTATTCTTAGAGTATATGACTCTGAAGGTAATGATTATTATGAAGTAGAATCTTTATCACAAGACACTGTATACAAAAGAAATAGGCTAAGCTCAGGTGACTCTTCTGTCGAGGTTATATCTGCACCATACCGATATGTTTCTTTTACAAATGTCACATCTAGAAATACGACACTGCGATTTGGGTCAGGTGATTCTTCAACTATATTTGATACTTCGGTACCTGATGCATCTGATTTGGCTTTGCCACTTTACGGAAAAGAAACGTTTTCTTCGTTTTCTTTGGATCCAAACAGATTATTAAAATCTCCTTCATTGGGTGTTTCACCTACAGGAACTACCCTGAGAGTAGTTTACAGACATGGTGGAGGAGCGAATCACAATGTAGGACCAGACACAATTAGGCAAGTTTCCACTATAGAGTGGAAATTTCCAAGTAATGGAGCTTTTAATAAAATTCAAGATATTAAAAGAAAATTAGGCCTTGGGAATCCTAAAAGTGCAACAGGTGGAGCCTCTGCTCCAACTTTACAAGATTTGAAATCTTATATAACATCTGCAAGAACAATGCAGAATAGAATAGTGACCAGAGAAGATCTCTTAGCGAGAATATATACACTTCCAACAGAGTTTGGTATTGTATATCGAGCAAACGTTATACCGAATCCAGAAAACGCATTAGCGTCGATACTTTACGTTACATCGAGAGATGCATCCGGCAGGCTTACTCAATCAAGTGATGCATTGAAACAGAACCTTTCTATATATTTAAATGAATTTCGACTCATTGGCGATGCAATGGATATTTTAGATGCATCAATTGTCAATTTTAAAATAAAAATTAGTTGTAGATTTTCTCACAACGTTAATAAATATAATTTGATATCTAAGATACTTAGGGAAGTTAAAAAGCTTTATACTGCAGAAAAAATCGCAATGGGCAAGCCTTTAGTGATGAGTGACATATTAAATGTAGTGATAAGTCAACCCGGTGTTGTGTCATGTCTTACTCCTCAAATAACAAACTTAACGGGTACAATAGAGGGTAGGGAATATTCATCTGATAAAAAGAAGTTGGAAATAGAAAATGATGTTATCTTTGCAGACGAATACGAAATATTTGAGTTAAGATACCCTAATTCAGATATTGAGATAACTGTCCTCTAGGAGAAATAAATGATACTACACCATACAGGATCGAAAGATACATATATAACTAACAAAATTGTAGCAGGAACAAGAAGGGCAACAACCTCTAATGTTGGATACGCATCTACTGTAGATATGTTCAAGCTTTATGGAGAAAATACTCTAAAAGGGTATAAGGGAACGTGTGATGGAGTGGACACAGATGAGGAATCTTCATGTTCTGGGACATGGGATTATAATCTGTCAGAATTGTCTAGAGGGTTATTACAATTCGATCTTGGTCAATTAAAAACCGAAGTAGAAAAATATTCTTCCCTAACAGATAGCTCACTTAAGTTCAAGCTAGTTCTAAAAGATGTGCAAGGATCTCAAGTGTCTCCGTCTAATTTCACCTTACAGCTGTGGCCAGTGTCAAAAGCATGGTCAGAAGGCATTGGAGATGATGTTGCTAGTTTTTCTGAGCTTGCACCCACCAATTGGGTAAATTCAGATGAAGATACTAGTTGGTCAACTGCCGGGGGAGATTGGGAATCATCTTGGGATGCTGCAGATGACTCTGAAGCAGATGATCTTAGAACTTACATAGCATCGCAATCTTTTGTTTCCGGCGAAGAAGATCTAGAAATGGATATAACAGATTGGCTGAAAGCGTATTGGTCTTCTGGAAATACCAGCGTGACAAATAACTTTGGCTGGGTTCTTAAGTTTACAACAGAAGAAACTGATTCGAAAAGTTATTTTGTTAAGAGATTTGCGTCTAGACACACTAGGAATCCTTTTTTAAGGCCAAAGATTATAGCTTCTTGGGAAGACTATTATTTAGATGATCGATTAGATTTTGAAGCAGATAATTCAAATAAAATATTTATTCAAAATTACGTGCAAGACCAGCCTTCAACTCTGACAGGTGCACCAACATGCACTGTTTCATATAACACATACTCATCAAGCTCTGTAGGAGAATCTGTTTCTTTGTCTGGGAAATCTCAAACAGGGTTGTATTCTGCTGATTTTGCTCCTATTGACTCATTGGATTCAGTTTTAAATCCTCATCTGTTAGCATCGGGGAGTATACTCTTACAAGAGGAATGGACAGTCGGTGCAAAGACTGTATATAGCGGTTCCATAAAGTTAATACGGCCGCTGGCAAAATCATCAGAATTATCTAGAAATTTAAGATTTAGTGTCATCGATTTGAAAACTAAATACTCTCATTTAGATGTTCCAAAAATAAGATTGTTTGTTCGAGATAGAAGTTTGGTTGATGAACCAGTCAGAATCCCTATAAAGTTGGCATCTCAGATAGTGCAGAAAGCCTATTACCAAATAAAAGACACTAATTCTCTTAATGTTCTTATACCGTTTTCTGATTCACTCAGTACTCCTGATGAATCAACTAGAATATCAGTTAATTCTGATGGTATGTTCTTTTCTTTCCCTGTCAGTGTACTTCCTAGAGGAAGAACATACACGGTAGACATTGCGTTCTACGATAGAGGAGAACGAAGGATTTACGAGTCAAATCAAGCATTCAGGGTTATATAAAATGAGCAATTTATTCACAACATCTCCTTTAGTAAATTCAGCTTCTGCAAAGCCGGTAGTTAGAAATGTAACCGGTGATACGCTAGAATCTAATCTAGCTGGCTCATCTGTAGAATCATGGGAGAATGAACCTATAGGAACAGGTGTAAAAAATACACAGCAGTTGTTAGTGGATTGGGATAACTTTGAGAAACATGTATTCTTTAATAGCGCAGAAGCAAAAGTCAATCTATCTTTTGATCAGATCGTTAATGGATATCCATTCGACGGAACGAGTCAAGAAAAAAGAGAATATTTGGCTAGCATCAATGGGTATACAAAACACATACTAGGAAAAATCGATTCCCATATGGGATACATGAACTTTACAGCTGGGTCTTCACACTTAGAAGTGATAGATCACACAGGTTATCATGCTCCAGATCTAGCTACTGTTGTTGGTGAAGCAAAAGCCTCTCAATTCATGAACACCAATGGCTCGACTCATGAGTTTTGGGTATATATCCCAGAAGCTGGAAAGCTTAATTCAAATGAATATGCAGTAATATATCAGAAATCTGCAGATCCTGATTTGACTATTGGATCTTGTTCTGCTAGTGATTCTAGTCACCAAAGCAACCAGTCGACTTGCGAAAGCGCCGGCCACACTTGGACTCCTCTGAAAGAAACAAAGAAAGGAATAACAATTTGGCACGAAGAGAGTACTTTGAATCCGGAATCAGGTATTTGGGAATTTGACATTCATTTTCTTATTGGATCCGGAAATTATAAATCTATAACTCATTCACTAACTAATCTAGCACACGATACATGGCATCATGTCGCATTTGTGTACGAAAGAACACAAAGTGAAAAGATACTATCGTACTTAAATGGAAAATACATTGATAGTACGTCTGCGATACAAGCAGAACTAGATGATATCACTGCGTATAGAGGTAAAATCCGGATTGGATGGTCTGATACTAGGCAAGTGGGATATGCTACTAATAGCTTAGCACTAAGCACCGGAAACACTCCAGTTTATTTTCAAGGGCTTTTGGACGAACTCAGAGTTTGGCTAGGCCCTAGATCTAGTCAAAATATTAATAGATACCATAAGAGAAATGCAGATAATCAGACGAATTTGTTAGTTTCATATAGATTCAATGAACCACCAACAGCAATTCATTCGTATGCAGCATCACTAATCGTACTAGATTATTCTGGGAACTCTCTTCATAGTAAAATTGAAAATTATAATGTCTCTATGAGAAACATATATGAGAACTCTAGTGGAGAAGAAGTCTCTACTCCAGTAGCATATGAAAGAGAAGAAGATAACAAGGTACTGTTTCCAGATTGGCCTCCTACAAAAGCTTTGAACGAAAGTCTTCTAATCGAAGGAAATCATTACGATAGGAATAATCCTAATATCATCACTTCTTTAGTGCCTAAGCATTATTTTGAAGAAGCTACATTCTTCGAAGGTGTTGATAAAGAATTTGAAGAAGTTGAGTCGTACGGAACAAGCGAAAAACCAAGTTATCCTATACCTGGACATGGAGATATGCCGACCGGCCTTGTTTTAATGTCATTCCTACTAGTATGGGCTAATTTCTTCGATGAAATCAAGCTGTACTTAGATCATTTTGCTACTTTAGATAAAGTTTCATATGATAATTACGATCAGATTCCACCCCAGTTGATAACATTCATGAGTGACTACTACGGTATTAATTTGCCAGATCCATATACTGATGAGACACCTGATAGATACCAGAGAGGGGAAGGCGTAGAGATAACGGATGGTGTGCATGTTCCTCTTAAGAAAACAATAGACACTATGTGGAGAAGAATTTTAGTCAATCTACCATTTTTGCTTAGGAGTAGAGGCACAATCCAAGGGATACGTGCACTTTTTAACACTTTAGGAATTGAATCAGATGGAATATTCAAGTTCAGAGAGTTTGGCGGTAATATTTCAACTAGAATTAATTCTTCCCGTAACAAACGAAAGAAGAGAATAAAAACGCTTGACTTTAAAAATATTTCTTATGCAAAATCAAATTCTCTTTGGGCTTATAGACACGAACCCGGTGCACCAGATGCAGGAGGAGCTCCTGCGATGGCAACGATAGATAGCCAGTTTGGAGACATTGTATACAGCACACCTGCAGGCCCTCCGATCAAAACGCAGTATACTTCAGGCTCATGGTCACATGAAGGTCGATATACTTTGAATCCATCAGAAGACACATGCTCTCTTTTTAGAATAGAAAGGAATAATGAAATACTTCTGAATTTAGTTGCTCATAAAGAAACTGACTTAAATACAAATGCACTTCTCCGATATGGCTTGCAATTGCACATAGATGGTCACAAAAACTCTACAGACCCTGTTTTCTTAGAAGTTGAAAAGCTTAATCTGTGGGATTCTTCTCCATGGTATATCTCTGTCTACCATGAAGTGGGTGACAACCCTAGAATAGGCATAAGGGTTTTAAAATCAAATGATAAATACATAATAGAGAATAAAGATGTATACGTAAATATAGAAAAAGAGTCTAATGCTCCTTTCTATCTTTTTGACAATACTCACTCTGACACTTTGAGATATTATGTTGGGCCATCTGGTGCTTCATATGGTTCTCGAAATCCAGTAGGGTCTGCAGGAACAGACACAGAGCATGCTCGTGCTACATCGTATAATGGTATGTTGAGTCACATGAGATTTTGGACAAAAGCTATTTCCGAATATGAGGCAATAGAACATGTCAGAAATCCTTTTTCTATTGCCTCTGTAGATCCTGTGAGCTCCTATTCTTTCATGATAGCTCCTAATCAACAACTCAATTCATCTGGTCTGTATGAAAATGTTCCATTGGAAAAATTCTCTTCAACGTATCAGCATGCATTGCCTCAAGGGAGTTGGGAACGTTTAAGAAATTCATATGATATGCTTCAAGGGAATACAAAGCTTGATTCATCAGGCGAAATAGAGGTTATTGACACATCACAGAATGAAAATAATTTAACTCTATACGGAGATGCGAATGAAACAAAAGCATTCTTCACACAAGAAATGGTGTATAATATATCCCCCACGGATTTTGATTTTAACAGTGCTTCTAATAAAGTGCGAGTTAGGTCTTATCTAGATAAGAAAACAGCAAAAGAAAATTTTGCACAACATGGAAAAATTACACGTATTCCATCACAGGTAGGAGTGGATGATCGAAGATTTTCGATAGAGTCTTCATTAGTTCATGCATTGAATGAAGACATGATGAACTTGACAGGGGATTCTGATATATTCAACAACTATTTAGGTCGACCGGAGCTTGAGTACGCGGTTTCTTATCCTGAATTGGCAAAAATAAGGGATTTATACTTCGAAAGAATTGTTGGGAGGGTTAATTACAACAGTGTCATAGAGTTCCAAAGGTGGTTCAATGGAAACTTCTCTTCTTTAGTAGAACAATTCATACCTCATACTGCAGAATTTTTAGGCATTAATTTCGTGATAGAGTCTCACATGTTGGAAAGACATAAATTCGAATACAAGCAGGGAGATGTACATGTTGATGTGGCAGATAGAATCTCTTTTGAGCAAGTACCACTTTTTATTGGAATCATCCAATCGGAGATATCTTAAATGTCAATAAGTTTAGATAAAAATAGAAGAACTTTTAGATCTGATGTTAAAAGAAGATCGGGTGGTCGACTTCCAGGCATAGAAATCTATGATCAAGGACTTGATTTAAAAACAGGAGATGTTTCCAGAAGTTGTTTACCGATATTAGGAAGAAGTTTAGGCCATGAATACTCAGCAGTCCAAACAGTTTACAAGTCAGCTTCAGACATTGATGAATTAGGAAAGAATAAAACAATTGATATTCAGGTGTCGATAGGATCTTCGGCATCTTATGATTCGAGTGGAAACTTTTCTACTTTGGTTGACCAAGAATTTATTATATACAATCCTGAATATCAATTTGATTCTTCTGAGCCATTTTCATGGAAATTTAAATTTGTCAATGAACTAGGAGTGGATCCAAGATTGGTATACCAAGAAAACGGGCTGTACAATGGATATCCAGGAAGGAAAGGAAATACATGGAACGCAAATATGCACATGCATCTTCTCAAGCCAATCCCTAGAGAGTTTTATCATGCTGATTTTGAATTAAATCAGGACAGTGTTTTACAGAACTATGGAGCACATGATACTACAAACAACTTATATAAAATCCCTATAGGGCTTCCGTCTACTGCGTTTCCTACTGATCAGCCTTCAGATGAATTTGGCACAGCCATTCCTGTGTCTGAATTTGATTTATCGGTTTCATCTGTTTTTCAATCATTGGCAAAAAACCCATATTGGCTATATGCAACCATAACTAGGGCTTTGCATAGAGTGTTGCCTTCTTATATAGAGATCTTAGATCCCGAATCAGAAAATTATCTGAATATATCCAAAGAAGACGGTGCTTTCTACTTGTGGGACAATTACGATCTGTCGGATACGTCAGCCGGCTCACCCATTCGTATAAAACTTAACTATCAGAGAAATGGTGTAGTACAAAATCCGAATAGTAATGCAGTCAACGTAACAGCATCTGGATCTGATATTTCTATAGAATCGTGGGATTTTTCTGTACCTCACCAATGGACGAGGGCTGGTCATAGAAAGATACAAAGACAAAGCAAGGTGTTTTATGAAGACTTTAGGACTGACTTCTTGAAACAGACCGAAGTCCGGCCAATAGACGCGTCGACAGCTAGCATCAATTTTTATTCTCCACAAGTCTCATTAGGGACATCGACGCCACAGTTTTCTGCAGGCGTAGAGATATCCAAATACGAAGAAACTTTGTCAAATTCACCTGCTCTTATTGATGAAGTAGTTACATCTGAGCTTTTATCTATAAGAAAAACTCAATCTAAACAAATAGTTGACAACACGCATGTTAGCAATCATACTTATTTTGAAGACATTCATTATGTGGATCCAGACCAACAAACACATTCACAGTTAGTTGAAAAGTGGCCACAATGGGTCGACGTAAATGATCACGGTGGAAGAACCCAAGATGCTTTCGTCGCGCATCTTGAAAACATGTTTGACAAAAGATATTCTTCGACAAACTCTATAAAAGAATCGCCCATGTCCGGAAGAATTGATCTTTTTGACAGGGTGCAATCATATTATAGCAATATGCCAGAAACAGTGCTATGGAATACTAGAAAATCTGTATCTGCACAATCTTTTGACCTTGAATCAATTGTAATCGTAAAAGACAAGCATCTTAAGAAAAGTGAACAGATAGATATTAAGAAGTTTGAAGACTTAAAAGGAATTAGAGACGAAGGAGAAGAAGAGTATCATATTATACAGCTCACCTCCCCTGGCGTGCAATCTATGATAACAAACTCTTTTGGATCACTCGTGCCAACTGGCACGCTACCAACCGGCAATTACAAAAGCTATCAGTGGAAATATAACCCAAACGGTGATATTGAGTTTAATATCAAATATAAAGGCGGAATTGCAACAGCCAATTTTACCAGCACTAGTCCTAATTTTCCAACACAAAATACACAGAATGCTGATTGGGTGTATTTAAAAAGGGTTCCCGCAGTTAGCCCGGGAGAATCGATCATGTTTGAGGATTATTTTGACCAAGAAGAACCTGCAGTTTTGAAATATGTAGAAGAAAAAAGATGGACAAGGATCGATGATGAGATGATGGTTTGGCTTACTCAAAAATACTGGGATGACGACAATGACGCTAGTACAATCGATGTGCTGACAGGAAGATCTTTAGAAATAGATAGCAGAGAATGGCAGCAAAGTGATTATATATACCAAAATACAGGCCATACAACAGTTCACTCTTCTAGAGTCAATGGTATAATAGCTCAAGAACATAAGAGGTAATCAATGGCTATTTTTAATAGACAAAAAGAAAAATGGATTCCAACAAAGCCACTAAATAAAACTACAAAGAACAGGACTATTCATCTAGAGAGAGATAGTTCTTCTTCTTCATCGCCCAAAAAGTTCAACTTGAATGCTCGGTTGTGGTTTTATTTAGATGCAGTTTCTATAGATTCTACAGACGTATATAATTTTACCAACCTCAATGCTGACAACAATGGTTATGATGTTGTTTCCCTTAAGCATGAGGGTGTTGATCCTGCTATAGACGATATAGAAGTGACTAGGTTCGATCATCAAGCTATTAGATTTGGGTACGATGGAAACCAAGGCTATGTGCAATCCAACGGTCACGTTGGCAATCTAGCCGAGATCCTGTTTACTAAAAACAGTAGCAACCAGTACAAGTCTGTGGATTCTGCTTGTTGGATATCATTTTGGTATAAATCACCCGATAGATACCCAGGAGCCTCGAATCTAGGCCAATCTATAGGTGGTTTTCTTAGACAAGATCCAACAGATGCATCTAACCCAACAGATACCCAGCCAAGTTTGGGAATATATATCACATCAACGGGAAAAATATCTGTCAGAATGTCTACGGTAAACACAGATTCTAGCGATTTAACTCCTAGAATTGATACGGATATATTCTTTGCAGAAAGAGTTTCTTCTAGGTCGACTCATGATAATGAGTGGAACCTTGTCTCGATATGTATGCCTATTTCTGCAGGTGCTACGACAAATCTAGCAGATATAAGTGCCAAAGATTTTGTTGCAGACACTAGGATTTGGATTAACGGAGTAGAAGATACTCAATGTAGTAATAACAGCTTTGGTGATTTCAATGTTTCTTCTTTTGGTGTTAATCATTGGCTTGTTTTAGGAAATTCGAATTCTTTTTGGGCAACAACAGATACAGATCCACTCGACAGTAGTGAGAACATTGTCAATGCAAGTGAAGGATTTGAAGGCTGGATTGGAGAATTTTTAATATTAAATTACCATGACTCTAATCTAGATGGCGTAGGAAGATTTTTATATGAAGCATTTAGAGAAGGGTCATTTGGCGTACATTCTGGCACACATAATAGTGAACCACTCAGAGAAATAAAAGAACAAAGAAGAATCAGGTATTATCCTCCCAACAATGGAGGAGCAGATCAACACCTTTTAACTACAGAGAATAGGAACATGTTCGAAGAAGGAAGGTCGATGCTGTATAATCCGGATACTTCTATATATGACACACCAGAATCTTTTAATTATGATGCTTCAAAATTCTACAAGCAAAGCAATGTTATACTGCCACACTTGAAGACAAATCCGGACGACGAAGTCCTTCAGCATTGGTTGTCTCCAGATAGAAGCGTATTCTTTGCAGAAGACTTAGATATCCCATCCAACGGTGGATTCTCTATTCTGTCCGACAGTATAGTGACTTCTGATTGGCTGTATAGAGATACCAAGCAAGAACAGACTGTAGGCCCTTTTAATGACTACATTAGAGACGAAGATAACGAGTCGTTCGTAAATTCATTTACGATTGATATCCCTATCGCCCAAGGAGGAAGCACCCAGTGTATCCTTAGTACTAATTCTTCTAGCGAAACAGGTATGATTACAGGGACTAGCCCTTCAGTGACGTACACTGGATTTTGGATAGGTGATGTAACTATTTATTACCCTACTTCTGGCTTCGCACAGATAAAATGGGGATCGGACAATATTGGCGTCACAACCACGGCAACACCAGACCCGTATTGGGTACCTGTTGTCAACACTATTAGTTCTTCTACGATTCCTAAATGGAAATTTTTTAATTATGCTGGACCAACAGCACCAAGCTTGGACACCAATTCAGGAGCTCAATTAGATCCAGCCGAGTATGATGCTTGGAGAGGTATAATATCATATTTGAAGCATGCTTTGTTAGCGTATCATTGGCCTCAGATAAAAACGAGAATCTCCGATGGAGAAAGCCAGCAGGCGGCCTGGTGGAATGAATTTGTTTTAGATAGAGATGGCAATATCAGAGATTTTTACTTGAATAATCCTTACCACGCAAACGTAGTATCTGCAATTATGAAAGTACCCACTGGCGCATTCGAAGGCGATGTAACTAGTATCCAACCCATCTACAACCCAGCGACCACTAGTACAGATTGGCAGTATTTATCTGCAGCAATTCATCTACTCAAAGGCCTTGGTGGAATTAATCTAGAAAATGGTTCAACAATTTTATACCCAAATGATATCACTCCGAAGAAGGTGTCAGAAATTCAAATCAGTGAGACCAATTACCATGATTTGGGGAAATCAGTTACTGCAGGGACAGGAACTATTGGTACTTTTATCTTGATTCCTTCGACACAGCAAGCTGATGAGTGGGGATATTCCGTAGCTGATTATGCTTTCACCAAAGTAGTTGCAAATTACACGCAGGCAGCGGCTGCAGCTTTTTGGACTCCTGGACTTTACCCGAATCATGTAAATGATGCATCTGGCAATCCATGGATTACGCATGAGTTATTGAGTGGTGGATCTTTGGCTCTTCAAGATCCATCAATTGAAATTACAACAATGGCTTACCATAATTTCTCGACCGGAGAATGGGAAGAAAGACAGAGTTTTTCTTCAACAGAGTCGACTGAAGTAGATCCCACTAGGTTTGTGCACTCGGCTAGTATAGGATTTTCTCCGATGACAAACCTAGTATATCCTTTCGACGTCGATAAATTAGAAGAAATAGTTGATTCGGCTGGTCGACCTACTTCTGCATACGGATTTCCATTCCATGAGAAATACGATGCATCGAACAATCAAACTTTAGATCTCTCACAGTATATATCAGAATCTGTTATACTGAAAGGTTGGGAATTAAAGATGGATGTTATACCCCAGGTAGGAGTATCTAGCAGCGACATTGATTTTGGTGGATCCTCTGGATATGATTTCGATGGAATCAGAGGATTGATCAATTCGAATGTCATTGCGAGTGGTGACTATTCTTCTCCAATCTTATTCGCAGAGTACATCAATGGATCCAGTAAATATCAATACGGTAATTCTTTCCCTACGGGTACTAAAAACCAAAGTAGTACTTCTCAAGCTACAAAAGGAGTGACAGCTTTCTTGTTAAGGCAATCTGATTTTATTGAACCAAATCTTTCATTGGACATGTATACATCTAATCCAAGAGAATACACATTTTATTCGAATCACTACTCTGGAAGTCAAGTCAAATTAACAAAGCAGCCTGAATTAAAAGGGATTCATGAATTTGATATCGGTCCCAATGATATAGGCAATTCCACCACATTGCAATCAGGGCCTCACAGCTCGACCTTTTTTGATAATTCTAAAACAAGAGAACTCTTAGGGTATCTGCAACATGTATACCACAACGACTCTCATTGGTCTCAAGATTCGAATTATAAAGTTCGAATACACCAAAACACTCTATTAGACTTAAGTCTTATTCCTGGTAATCAAACTGTCCATTTTGACAATGTTTTTAACAGAGAAAATAATACTTTTATTACAACTCTACATGGCAATACTGCGACGTATGATTTTCATGTGACAGGATCGATTAAATCTAATTCTAAAATGTCAAACTTCTCTGTTGTTTCTCCATTTTTTATTAGGGCTAATAGAAGTGTTAGTGCCAATAGTGGAAATGCATTTTTAGATACATCGGAAGCACATGATACTGATACTCAAAACTTCGTAACAAACTACTCGATTGTTGATAGCTGGAACGGAGGCTCTGGTACCGGTGACTTGAGCGATGGTTCTAGTGCTGTTGGGATAGCCGGCCAAGAGTTTGGCGATGTTTTGCCAATCAGTAGATTTGCAGTGCCGATGAGTGGAGCTATAGGTGCTGCAAATAGAAAAATAGAACACCTGAATCAAAAAATGTCAATTAATCCAGAAAAAGATTCTGAAGTTATATTACACCCTCATGACAAACTAGTGTTGGGAATCCAAGATTCTATATCAACAGTTTTAGGTTCACAGATGATAGATGAAGCAGGTAATCTTGCAAAATGGGGAAGAAATTCTTTAAAAATACCTCACCAGCAGACTGGCAGTTACCTTAGGCTCTTTGTAGAAAGACAAAGAAACGGGAAAGGGTATGCACCGAGATCCAACCAATCACATGGTTTTACAGAAGATGTGAATGAAGCATTAGGAAATGTTATTATTTCTGATTCATATGAAACTGCACCTCTGAGAATGTATTCGGGTTCGATGAGTGACGATATTATGTCACCGCACCCATTTACGCAAGCAAAAGCATCACTTAGGGTTCAGTACAGCCAATTTCAAGGAACAGCAACATCGGAGTTTGATCCAACAGGGCCCGTTCTTCCGTCTTTCTCAAATACTGTAAGCAGAGACTATGCAGTATCACAAGCATCGCCTCCACACGAAGAAATAAAGTATAACTGGCTCTTTCTGAATGAGCTGACATTTAAAGATAGAACACCCAATACTCATACTCATGCATCTGGAGATTCATGCTTCTATAGTAAGCCTAATTTTAAAGAGTTGATGGATCCGGGAACAACTAATGCGTCGCCTGTGGACAATTATGCACTTCTGGGCTCTTTGCAAGTAGGAATCTGGCCTGTAAGTACTGCTATAGCAAGGATTAACCCAAGACCCGAGTATACTAGTCAACATATCAATTCAAGATATGGTGGTTGCTGTGCACTTTGGGAATTAAATAGAAATCCTGCTAGAGTAGTTCCTACTTTGGCTAGTAACAAAATGACAGTAGACAACAGCAGTAATGACTTTTCATTTAGTCCGACAGCTGAAAATCCAGCATTTTCATCGTGGAAATTCAAAGCTATATTTCCATTATTCACCAATTCAGCAACAGACGTAAAATGGAAAAGCCTTCTGCTTACTGCTAGAATTATTGCATTAGACCAAGATAATCTGCCTCAAGCATATAATCCAAATTCGGGCGGTAGTTGGGAAACTCTACAGCCTGGTGATATTTTTACTTTCAGTAGTACAGCTTCAGATGCAGTAAGGGGTTCCCATCCTGTTTTGTTGTGGAATGTATCTGCTGGTGTGGGTTCAGAATCTACAGGGTCTAGTTGGAGTGAACACGCGTATGCATCAGGTTCAGATTTACTAGCAGACATATATATTGTGGCCGCACAAGGCCATGTTGCAACCGGATTTAGTGACGGTGATGACATGTTGTTTAGCTTTCAATCAAGCGGCTCTTATAATCCATGGCACAATGTTACAGTTCCTATCACTTGGAATGCAATGATGGGATCTATCAAAGAAATATTAAAATCTGAAGTGGCTATCAAGGGGTTGAATTACACTGTTGGAGAAAATAATGTCGACACTGATTGGTTTCAGATAGAGTATATCGCTGACGATTTTGCTCTTGCAAGACTAGTAGAGAAACAGGCGACTTTTAACTCTTTGTTAGAATTTTCACTTTTAGGAACTTCAGGAGATTTTGCAACGAATGATATTCCGGATTCTAAGATATGGGCTTACAGAGATGAAAACATGACTAATAACCAAGGGTACAATAATACTACTATTGGTAACTGGGGCTTCAATCAATTCCAGAAAGAGACAGGATCTGGTAGCTCATACACCGTGTCCACTGTTGACAACACAGTTGTTTCAACTGACAGGATGATGACAGACACATACTTTCGACAACACAGTGATTATACTGCTGGTTCATTGAATCCAAGCCATAATGCTTTTGATCATGAGCATACAGGTTTTAACATCTCAATCGATTACTCTAATTTACCCAAGCAAAAAGCAATCATGATTGATATTAAGTCAGCATTTACTCCGGCTTCCGTAACAGAATACCCTATTAATAAAAAAGTCACATTTCGTACTACTGAAGGAACAGCTGGGCCTTTTGGGTCTCTTAATAAATTCCAAAAATTAGTAAATAATCAAACTTTTCAAAAAGGTGAATTTATAGATTCTTATCCTAGGAATATATTTAATCAAAACTCCAGTTTCTGGACAATTGTCGACAATGAAGTCGTTATAGATTTGACTGATCCAATTTCTTCGAATTGGCCATGTTTAGAATATCCTACAGACTCTGTTGCTAGCTTTGATCAATCAATTAAAAAAGTTATCGTGCCTGGAACAGTTGATGGACCAAATTCTATCCTATCTCTTCCTATTCCAGAAAGTGCTAGCTCCAGAGATGATGCAATGCTTATAATGAAAGATGACTTAAGAAACACAGTTACTTTCGAATTAGATGGCTCCAATGGAACAGATATAGAGCTCAAAGACCACATAGGGGAAAACTTTCCATCTCTATCAAGCATACAGAAAACATTAGGGGATCTAGCAGGTGGTTTCGGACAAGGCCTACAGAATAGGTTAGTGTTCAGGCCATCAATTTTCAAGCATGTTGCTTTTGACAATAATAACGGAGGAGATGCCCAAGGAGATGTCACACACTTTTTCTTAAAGATTGATCCAATACGTGGTGCAAGATACGGGCTTTCTAACACAAGAAAGCAGAGCCGATCATTTATATTTTCTAGAAATTCATATGGTCAAGTTAAAGACATGATGGAACAGTCATTAGATGGTGCATATGTAATACCATCTGCAAATATAAATCATGATCCTAGCTTTGGTCCGCCGATATTCTACTCCTCAAAGAATCCAAATGATCCTAGAATAGAAGTAGAATTAAAAGAAAACAATAGAAGAAACAAAGATAGATACCAAAGAGTATACTATCCTATGTTCGATAGAACAGGGGATGATACGTATGATTATGGATTAATCGCTCCTAGTGGTTCACAAATACAAGATAATCTTCCGGACTTTGATACAAATTCTAACTCTTCTGGTGTTAATTCTGAAACACTTGAGGAATATACAGATTCAGGTTCAATTCTAGAACAAGCTTCTGTTAATCGAAACATTACTGTAGGGCTTCCTGGCGTAATTGCAACTAATGCTGTCGTGTCACCTGGTACAATAAGAAGTAGCATTAGGGATGATTAGGAGAAAATAAATGGCAACACTTGATTCTACAGAGCATAAGTCAACTAGTCTTTCAGCACCTTCTAACGAAGTGTCGAATTGGACAGTAGATGATATTAGGAAATCTGACATACTTGTTTTCAGAGAAGACCGGTCACAATACGTTGACACTGTTGTTGCCCCGAATGGATTTCAAGTTGGTCTGTTAGACAAAAATTTCTTAACAGATCTTCTAGTCACAGGCCATATAACGGGTTCAGGCGTTATTTTTTCTGAATTAGGATTTTCTGGATCTCTTCAGACACTGTGTGATGGTAC